CCTGTTTTTATTATTTTCCTATCTATGTATAGCCCTGCTGCTTTGCCTCGGTTTGCTTCCGCATTCACTGCTGAAGAGAACGATCCTTTTTTTAAAGCGGCTTCTCTAAGTCTTGCAAGTTCTGCAACGTGACCCTCATAGGTTACTTCATGTTTTCGTAATCTTTCTTCTCTTAGTTCTCCCATGTACTTCACAACGAGTGGAGATAGTTTTGGGTTTGTTAGTTCTGACCCCTCTTGTCTAGCTCTGTTCGGGCTGTAGCCAGCTTTGATTGCTGCTTCTGTTTTAGTCATAGGCCCGTTCTCATCACCGTACACGTAGTGTTCGGCAAATTTCATTTGCATCTCTGTTAATCTTTTAGGTAAACCCATAGTTGACAATTTAAGGTAACTATCCTATAAAGTCAATATATGAAAGATGACAGAGGAGATTTAGACATGTCTAAACAGATAGAAGAGCTACAGCAACGTGTAAAAGAATTGGAAGACATCAACGATGGGCATAGAGAGTTGAATGGACAGTTGCGTGTTGAATTAGACATGTGGAAAAAATTAGGATCGGAATTAGAAAAAACAAGAAATTTATTGCAAGGCTATAAGAATGTGATAAACGATTTGTCAAGTCAATTGCGTAAAGCAGGTAAGTAATGTTTGTTAAACATCTGCAAGAGTATTTAGACAAGTTTACAGAAGGACATAATGGAAGACGTGGTAACGCTGTAAGCAATGCCAGAATATATATTGCAACAAAAGGCGGTTACTTAGAAGAAATTAAACGTATTGAAGTGCATGAGAGCAACAATCCAAAGGATACTTCTATACGTGTAGTTCTAAAACCACAACGTGAAGAAAAACTAATACTACCCCCTGGTTACATAAAAGATTACTAAACTTTGAATACAGGGGTTACCTTGAAAGCAGAGAGAAAATTATATGAAAAACTTAAAAGAAATTGCAACAAAATTTCGTGGATTAGACTTGAAAATCTTAGCTTATCCGGCACTCCTGATCTACTGGGTTACAATGCTAACAGCCACTTTTTTACAGTTGAACTAAAAGTTACGAAGAGTAACAAGATACGATTTAGTCCACACCAAATTGCCTTCCATGTGAAGCATCCTAACAATACATTTATCTTAGTAGAGCACCTCGGTCAGTGCACCGTGAAACTTTTTCCAGGGTCCATGATCATGGAGCTTGTTGCTTGTGGCTTTAAGCTTGACGCTTGCTGCTTGGAGCTTGACGCTTGCTGCTTGTGGCTTTCGAAGCTTGGAGCTTGAGGCCTGCTTGAGGCTTGCTGCTTGGCGCTTGATGCTTATCTCTGTAACCGTTGTCACGGGCCCACTGCTCGTGGATCTCCATGAGCAGTTGGGCCAGCTGTTGGTTCTTCTTCATGCTGCTTTTGGATCACGGTGGTAGAACTTCTTGTCTTTCGTCATAACTGCACTCCGCAGTACTAGTCCATCTACAGCCAGAGCGAAGGTTCTATTACCTGCATCGTCTTCTCGCATATGAATGCTGACTCTTGCCAGGTCATTGCTGTTACGCGCTGAACTTCCTACTTTGATATCCAGGGCAACGCTGTCCCTGCTGCCGAAGCTCTTCGATGTTTTATAATTGTCTCCGGATACATCGATCCAGATTGGGTATGATTGTGTCATATGTCT